GGAGGGTTATTTGTTTATGGTCATCTGAAATTTCAAGAATACGACCATATTGTTTTTTAATTTGTTTCATAGGGATAATTTTCTAGCCAAAAGCCCAGATAAAGTTAGGGGGGAAGACTTTTGAATAAGTTCAGTAAAACATTTGAATCCTAAATCACTAGGGTCTTTATCGTCCATTTCTAATAAATGAACCTCTTTACCCTCATTCATAAACGTTTCACAAAATCTAAGTGATGCTTTAAGTGCATCACTATCTAGTGCTATATATATTTTTTCGACTTTAGAAGAAACAATTTTCTTCATTAGATTGGTTTGTATATTTTTTCCTAACAGCGGGATAGCATTTCTTTTGATGGCTATGGCGTCAAATGGTCCTTCGCACAATACTAACGGGCTATTCCAGTTTATAAACATTTCAAACGGCACAATATCGCGAGATACTGATGGGTTTTTATATTTCCTATATGGTTCTTTTTCAAAACTACGAGCGGTAAAATAATTTAAATTACCTATGGCATCATAAGAGGGAATAATAACCATATTTTGATATTCTCCCATTTCACAATACCCCATATGATATTTAATCATATCCTCTCTAGTAACTCCTCTGTTTTTTAAATAAGCGAGAGCGTGTCGAGCCATCAAACTATTAGGTTTATCTATAAATGGGATATATTCTTTAGGAAGAAATAAATTATTTTTTACTATGGTTTCTTCAACAAATGAGCCCTGGGGGATTAATCGTTTTGCTTCTTCGATTTTATCATATGCCTCTATTTTCTTTAGAAGATTAGGGATAGTCTTACCTCGGGTATTACACACCCAACAATGCCAAGGGTTATGTCCTTTTTTATTCTCTGTAAAGTTCACTTCCATTTTGGGTTTGTGATGCTTACAAAAAGGACAGTGGTAAGCATGATTACCCCTGGATGTTTGTTTACCTTTGCCTAGGACAGAGTCCATTAAAGATACTAGTAACTGATTTACCATTGGTGGTAATATACGAACCTTAATTTAGGAAGCAAAGTCTGATGTAAAGAATTTTCCTAATATGTTATCATTATAATATAAATCTGGATTTTCTAATACTTCAAGCTGGAATAGATATTTGGTTTCTAAATAAGTAAGATGTTTTTTATTAAAACCTATTTCAATAATGTGTTTTTTCAAGTTTTCCAGCGTAACTTCTCCTTCAGCAATTTGATTTTTTAATTTAGTATTTGATCCTATATATTTTTTCCAATCGCTTTCTTTTTGAACTATTTTAAAGGTTTTTCTCCTTCCACGTCCCGTCTGTTCTGATAGTTCTACTTTAGTGAGTTTTTTCTTTTGATTGTGATATAAAACTTTTTTACCCACATATTTTTTCCCCTTAGGGGTAATCACTTCATATATAAACCCAAAGGTATTTGATGGGAATTGTGATATGTCCGTGATTTCTTTTCCATTATATAACCAATTCATTATTTAATTAATTTATTCGATCTGCATGAACTCCTATTAATCCTTTAGTGCTACTACCTGAGGCCCAACAAGTTACTTTAGCAACCGCTAACCCACCAGCCACTGTGGAGGAAGAAACTTCAAGAGCATTTCCGGTAATACCATCTTCAAAACTCCTAGAAACGTGACCATTAGCGTAAGCATACATAAGCTTAAATTTAGATCCATTAGCACCTTGATATAATTCTAAAATGGAATCATCTCCAAAATTCATATCATTACCTGCTCTTAAAACAAATGGAGTATCGAGAGTATCCGACATATTTAAAACTGTTAATTCATTATAACCTCGGGAAACTTCATATTCAAACCAGGCCGCATTTATGTCAAAAACTGTAGTTGGTGCACTTTTTGCGTAAGTTCCTGTACCAGTTTGTGCACCATAATTTACTGTTATGAAAGGTCCATTTTCTGCGATACCTAATTTTGTAAAAGTATAGTTTGCTGCTGATGTTTGAATATTAATAGAACCACTATTATTTAAAGTAGCATTAAGTGCGAAATCATTGTGTGCGCTTCCTGTACTAATCTTAAACTGTCCTATAGATGTGGGGTTATCAGCAATCATAATTACATTTTCAGCAGGTGGATTTGCAGTAACATCTGTATCAATTGTGTAAGTATTAGTAAAAGATTCATCTATACTAAAAGATACTGATGTTTGTGTCGCTCTAAGATAAGCATTATTTCCATTTCCAGTATCAGATCCACCACCTCCACCACCACTTGCAGGAATAAGAAATGTACTAACTGATCCCGCAATTCCTAAACAAGATATAGTTACGTCCGATTCCCCAGATGTTACTGTTGGGGGGCTAGTAGCAAAAATTTGAGCACTATAATTATCATCACCTATAGGACGAATGGCACCACCAGGACATCCTATATCAGCATTCCAAGCTGTACCAGTCATAGGTGCGTATACTTTTAATTCACCAAATGTTACATTAGAAATACTTTTATCAAAAGTAATATTGGTACTTCCAGGGGCAGTTACAGTTGGATAACCATCACTTTCATTAGCTGAGTTGGTAAAGGGATATATTTGACCTGTAACAGGATCTGAGGATTGAGATAATGATGAGGTGAAAGAATTTCTACTACCTCCCCCAATGTCATATGAAGTACTTCCTCTATACCCACTATCTACAGCTACTTGCCCATTATAAATCATAATAAACCTATCAGGAACACTAAAAGCAGTACATGCTATAACTACACTACCTGTATCTGTTCCAAAATTAATAGGTTGTTGGACAGGATACCCTACATTACCACTAAACGCTGTTGAAGTGTTACAATCTATGGTAGGTAATATAATAAGAGTAGCATCACCACCACTACATTCACAACTAGAATATGTTAAAGTAGACTGCCCAGAAGTACTAGGTACCACAGAGTATTCATAACAAGTGTTACCACTAGTACCTGAAGATCCTGAAGTGCCTGAGGATCCTGAAGAACCTGAAGTACCTGATGAACCTGAAGTACCTGATGAACCCGATGCTCCTTGGGGTCCTTGAACTGATTGTCCTGAGGTTCCACTACTTCCTGAAGTTCCGGATGAACCTGAAGTACCTGATGAACCTGAAGTACCTGAAGAACCATTAGCCCCACCTGTTTGTTTTTTGACAGTATTACCATCTAAAACTAAAAAATTAGTTTGACCCGTAGTAGTTGCTTGATTTAATAAATCGAGTGGACCATCAACTTCCAAACTACCACTTATTTCAATGTCATAAGCTTGTGCTCCTGTAAGTGCATCTACAGATTGAGAAACATGCCAAGAATTAATAGTAAAAGCTTGTTTTATTTCATCAGTTGAGGAAGCGAATATTTTTTTTAATTGTTTTGCCATGAGATTATCTATCTATGTTTATAAGTATGGTAGTATCTGTGGTTTGCGATGTAGGAAGAGGTTGAGCTAATTTTCCTACGGCAATTAATTCTTGATTTTCATTATATAGTCCTACAGTAGTTATAAAAGGACTAAAATCAGAACCTGTTACATAGTTATTATATTCGTTACTTCCTGAAGTTAGTATTTTGTTTTGTCCGTGGCTTTTTAATAAACTAGGATTTAATGAATAATTATACTCATTAGCTCTAAGAGTACATTTATATTGTGTTTCATATATGTTAAAGGAAGAATTGAATGAACAACTAATATTAGAAGCACTTACAAAATTATTAGCAAATGTGCTATCATTAATAGAAGCACTTCGTGTTAAGATAGCAATCCCCTGATCGTAAATAATATTTCCGCAATTATCATTATCTAATATTAAATTTCCTTCTCCATCATCTGTTACTGTAAAATCTCCAAATACTAAATTAAAACTACTGGGTTGGATGTAATTTCCATATAATTTAGAAGGTACTGATAGTACTCCTAAAGAAGCACCTGATTCAGAAGGGAAATATCTACTAGCAGTTAGAGTTGTTTGGGGGAAGTTATAAAATCTTCCTCTAGATGAACTAGGTCCTTCTAATCTATCTCCTTCAGAATTTACTCCTGGGATTAAGCTTGATGTTGCTAATGAGTCCCCAAAAGATGAAGTTGTAAAATTAGAATAATATAATTGTTTAATAGAATTAAATACTAATTTTTGGTAATAGGAGGTTTGATACCCCGTAGTAGGTTCACTATTAGTATCAAAAAAATCGGTTTGAGTAGTGTCTACTGCTAAAAATCTATCTATACTATTTATATTAATGGTATTTCCTGCAATGGTTTCATTTCCATAGCTCCCAGTGGCATAATTTACATTTCCATACCCACCTACAACGGTGATTGAAGGTCCAATAAAGGAAAAAGCTTTATTAACCTCAAAGGGGGTTACTACTATATCGGTACTGTTGAGGGGTTTTAAGTAACTCATCCATTAGAAGTCTAACTTAACTCTAACAAGGGCTTCTTTAGTAAAGTCTTTTTTAAGAGGCTTACTTAATTTAGCTACTGCTAATAATTCATTAGAATCATTATACATTCCTATAGTAGAAATAAAGGTTTGAGGAGCATTTATGAAATCATTATAAATTACTTCACCCGTAGATCCCGAAATAAATGAGGGATTTGCCGAATAATTAAATTCTGAGTTTCTAGCTCTTACAAAGACAAAATCAGAAGTTACATTTTCTTGACTGTTTAGGGTAAAATTCCCAGCGGCACTTAGACGACTAAATAAGCGTCCAGGATTATTATCTGCTGTATTAGAATTAAATAGAGTTCCTAATTCAGCCCCACCATTACTTCCTGCTAAATCTAAAGCAGCAGCATTTAAAAGTATAGTTCCAATATCTGGGAGGAATAACCCATAAGAACCTGATATGGTCATACCATTAGCTATAGCATTAGCAGGGGTTGAAGTTGAGCTAATAGCAGATCCATTTGATCCCGAAACAATTTGAAAGACCCTACCTGCTTCATTAAAAGTTACAGTAGAAACATCTTTACTATTATCTGTCAATCTTAAATTAAAAGCACTAGAACTTTGAATTCTTAAATCTAAAGTACCTGGGAATATACTACCTTTAAATTTAGATCTATCTACTGATATAGCGTAAAAACTTTGTTGGGTAGGAGTAAATCCACCAAATATAAAATCATTATTTTCATCACCTAAAACAATATTCTGCCATTGCCCAAACACAGTAGATGTATAAGATCTTCCATTAATACCTGCATCATATAAAACTGACCCAGATCCATTAGCATTTCCAAAAGCTATATTAAATTGAACTTCAGAACCTACTATAGTAGATCCTGTTTGGAAAACACTTAAATAATAATTTCCACTAGTAGCTGCAGCTTGTACAGAAGAAGTATGAAATCCAGTTAAAGTGGGGGAATTACCCGTCCAAGCTCCCGCAGTAATGCTTTCTGCACTAATTAAGAAATCATCTGGGTCAAATCTTTTAAATGACATTATGAGTTAGTTTTTGTTATTTTTATTGGGACTGTAATTCTGGCTCCGCTATCTCTACCTACTATTTGAAGTGAAGTATTTAATTCAATGTTACTTCCAAATAAAGTATTAACAGTTGTAGCAGTTAAATTAACAGTAGTACCTACAACAGTTTTAGATACATTTGTTCCTAAAGTTTCAGTTTGGTTTAATTGAGTAGCTTCTTCTGTTTGAATACCCACTCCATTAAAGGTATTTAATACTCTAACATCAGCTATAGTAACTGTATAACCACTTGTTTCAAATACTTGGTTATTACCTAAGTAATTTAAAGTTTGAGGAGTAATAGCTAAAGAGGCTCCTTGTTTTAAGGTAATAGAAGCAAATCCTACATCAAGTATAGGCATTTTAGCTGTACCTCTAGGTAAAGTTATTAGTTTGTATCTTAAATTTTG